ATCAATTAATTTACCACCATTTGGTAAGTCCGCTCTTTTTAATACAGGAAGTCCATAATTATCTTGGAAAATTGTTTGAGTTATCCCAATAATTTCACCCGGACCTGTTATCATCTTACATAAGTCACCAGTTTGTTTTTGTGAAACATTAGAAGTCTTTACCGCACTTTTTTCAGTTGAGCTCATTAATGAACCCATAAAAATTGCGGTAGGACTAATATCGATATTGGCACTTGATGTCACATCAAAGTCACTTCTAGTTATACCAATTTGACAAATTTCTTCTTGTCCCCAAAACGGAGAAACTTCAATAGTTTTATTGATAACAATAATTTGAGGAAGTTCACTAAATGTTGCCGAAGATTTAAACTGATTTCCATTAAATTGTTCCTCAGTCGCAACTCCCATTCTAACTAAATCCGCAGGAGCCAATGAAAACTCACCCATATCAGATAAGTCAAGATTCATTACTAATGTTTGAGTTCCAACAGGAACTCCAAATATCATATAATCCCCACTATCATTTGTTGTTACAGTATATTTGTAATATTTGTCGTATAACTCAACAGCTGTTTGATTAACTAAAGCATCTTTTCGACTTGGAAAAGTTCCTGTTGGAACGTGTTGAGAATAAGAAGGTAAATAAGGTAATAAATTAAACTTATAACCATCATCGTTTGTATCTTCTAAAGTTTTGAAAGGATAAATTGTGGAGATAATAGGATTATTCTCATCTTCAGGTAATATTGGTACGAATACCGAAACTTTAGCATTTGGCAATCCATACCCATTATTCGCAAATACCCTACCTGCAATAACACCGTAATCGGAGCACATTCTTAAATAGACATCATCTTGCCTAATCTTAAGTGATAGTATCTCAAGTTGTTCAAAGTCTTGGTCGACTTGAATGACTAAGTTCTTATCTTGTCCAGGTGTTGTTCTAATTCTATACGAATTTCCCATTAATTTATTCCCTTTATTTCATAAATAGTTAATTGACAGTTTTTGAAAACTATCTCATCAAGTATTTCATATTGAAATACAAGTTAATTTAAAGATAGGTATAAACTTTAATAAATAAATTATTAACTAATCGATACTGTTTGGAAATTCTTAACTTTGACTGTAATGTCTTTGTTTGGATATCTAATTTGATATATCTGAGTAGGTAATGCAAAAATAGTATTATCAATAAGCCCGATTTGTTTTGTCGCAGAATCAGAATAAGATTGGGAAGTTTCTGAAGAAGAATATTGTCCCCCAACTTGGTTAAACACTTTTAAATCGGTTAAAGATAAAACACCATTTTCAGATTGTATAATCCTATTGATTTCAGAAACATTAACATTTTGACCCAATTGTCTAACTGAAGGATTAAAATAATCAGTTATTTTATTAATAACCGAACCAATTACCGCACCCTGATTTTGACTTGCATCTAAAACAATTGAAACCTCAACAGCCAAATCAATAACTTGAGCAGTCTCAACTGAGATGTAATCATTTAACATTCTGTAGTTGGATAAGTATTCTGCTAAGTTAGTTAATAAGGTATTTGACACAATAGAAGTTAACGCACCTGATGTATCATATGATAACGTCTTAATTTTGATTTTATTATCTTCTTCAACAATCGCCACTTTGGCAGGTGCTCCAAATTGTCCCGGCATTTTTCTAATTAACGCCTCATAGTCACTAATTGTAACCGCTCTGTCTTGAGCCGCAAAGTTAAATGAAACAAAGTTTCTAATTTCTTCCAAAGTAGGTAATCCAGCTCCACCAATTGCCGCAGTTACGTTATTACAACTTAATGAATTAACTACCGAAGTATTAGTTGTTTCTGAAGGTCCATTAACAAAGAATGAAACACTACCAACTTGATTAATTACATTAACCCCTAAGTTAGTTGCTAGTCCACCACCAACTCTATACTGAATAAACAATGTTGTATTTGGTTTTAATGTAGAACCTAATGAAAAGTTATTTAAATATGTTTGCATACTTTGAACATTAATTCCATTTCTCGCAAAATCTCTAAGTTGGTCGTCTGCTGAAGTATTTCCACCACCAAAAGTCATTTTAAAGAAACCTTCAGGTGTAAACTCTGTAATAAATCTATCGTTAGTTGTTATATATTTACCAACTTTAATACCAGGCATATCAGATGGTTTTGTTGGGTCTTCAATAAAAACTCTATCTTGAGCCAAAGCATTAACCTCATACCATCTACCAACTTCACTTATAAATTCTTGAGCTGTTGGTACGTTAGCATAGTTTGTACCGTCTCTTTGAATAACTGAAGTAACTCCTAAAACATTTTTTTCAGGTAAAAATATCTCATAAAAGGGTCTAACATTATTCGCACTGATTACTTGTTTAAAAACTTTAGTAATCCCATTAACTACCAATTCTCTTTTAGTTATAGTATAATTAATTAATATATTATTACCGTCAAAATTAGGTATTTTTAATCTGTTAGGAAATCCTTGAGAATTATATGGTGAGGAAAAATCAATATCGTATATATTTTCAAAGACTTGTCCCGCACCAATAAACTGACTACCTCTTCTCAATAACCCTTCATATCTTTCATCATCTTTATCCCCATTAGCAGGAACGGTAATAGATAAATCAACTAAAGATACTGATGGACGTTGTCCCGGTAATTTTAAACCGTAAGTTCTGGCAATATTAAAGATAGATGATTTTTGCTGCGCGTATTGCAAAACAGTCTCTTGGATACTTCTATCAATATGGAAATGTAAATTATCCGATATTGCCGCGTTTAAATCTAAAAACGCCGAAAAAACTGACGCATCGTTAAAATTATCGATTAAATCAGGATAATAAGTTTTTGTAAAATTTATTAACTCAGTCCTAATTGATTGGAAATCCCTTACCGTGTATGATATTCTTTTTTCTGACATATTCTTTAAATATTTAAAATTACAAAATCTTTAGAACTAAATACATCATCTGTAATTGTATAATCAATTCTAACTTTTGCAGTATACTCCGCACTATTCAATCCTGGCATTGTATAACTTCTATTAATAGCATCCCCATTTGTGGTTACAATGATATCAGCTTCCTCACTCTCCGCAGCTTTAATTGAAATATTTGTTATTAATAATTGTGGTAAGTATTTCTCACAAGATTCTTTTATTTCTGACTCAATGTTATTAAATGTTGGACTATCTAATGGTTCAAAAATATATTCATATAACCTTGTACCAAAATCAGGTAAAAAATATCTTGAACCTTTTCTAGTTAATAAAAGGTGTATTAAATCCGTTCTAATCTCATCGTTGGCGGTTTGTGTTAATTTCAAATACTTTCCATCTGTGGAATCGTTGAATGGGAACGCAATACCATATGTTATACCATTTGCCATATATTATAAATATAGTCTTATAATTATTTCTTATAAATAGATTAAAAAACAAAATCACGACGTGGTGTCGTGATTATTGTTGTTATATTTTTAATTAAGATGAACATCCAAAACAATCAATTTCAATTCCCGCTGGTTTTGGTGGTAAATTCATATTACTATAATCCACCTTTGGGACTTCCATTTTAGGTTGTATAGATTTTGAAATATCTACCGCTAAATGTTTAGCACCTGTAGATATCGCCTTTGTTCTTACATAGTAACATAAAGTTTTCAATCCTTTTTCCCAAGAATGGAAGTGAGATGACGATATTTTTGATAAAGTAGGATTAGACATATAGATATTCATTGATTGAGATTGGTCAACAAAAGGAGCTCTGTCCGCAGCCATATTAATTAATTCTCTTTGTGATATCTCCCAAATTGTCTTGTACTTATCAATTAAATGTTCGATTCTTTCAACTTTTTTACTATGATTTTTATCTTCAACATCAAGGTAAGTATTAAAATTAATGTTTTGGATTGAACCTTCATTTAATATGATTTCGTTTTTCAAATCCTCACACCAAATTCCCAATTTTTCAAAATCGTTAATTAGATATTTGTTAACAATCATAATTTCACCACCAACAACTCTTCTATTAAATAATGCCGAGTGAGCTGGTTCTGTCATTTCAAATGACCCCGTAATCTTCGCTGAAGATGCCACAGGCATTTGTGCGGTAAATAATGAATTACAAACCCCATATTTTTCAACACTGTCTTTAAGTTCCATCCATTTTGACTCAGGCCAAAACAATTCAGTCTCTTTTAATCCCCACATATCAAATTGGAATATTCCTTTTGACATTGGAGAACCTTCAAAGAATTTATATGGTTTATATTTACCATCTTTACATAACTGATTACTTTCGGTGATTGCCGCTAAGTAGATAGTTTCAAAAATATTTTTGTTTAATTTTTTCGCCTCTTCAGATGTGAAAATGTAATCCATTAAATAGAATACGTCAGCCAATCCTTGCGTACCAATAGCAATTGCCCTTTGTTCTAAACCACCCTTGAGTCCTTTTTCGGTTGAATAGTTATTCTTGTCGATTACGTTGTTCAACGCTCTAACAACTTTTCTAACCTCATCAAACAATAATTGGTAATCAAACTTACCACCAACAATGAAGTTCTTTAAAACCATAGAAGATAATGTACATATTGCGGTAGTTTCTTCATCAGTATACTGGTAAATCTCATTACATAAGTTAGATTGTTTAATCACCCCAATGTTTTGATGATTTGTTTTTCTGTTAGCACTATCTTTAGAACATAAATAAGGTACTCCAGTTTCAACTTGTGATTCTATAATCTTATTCCAAATATTCTGAGCACTTACTTTTTTACCTAACCCCATTTGAACCGCTTTGTTGTAGTTTTCTTCGTACTCATCACCAAAACATTCTTGTAAAGGTTTAATACCCGCGTTAAGGATATCATTAGGACAGAACAAGTACCAATCAGAATTATTTCTAACCGCATTCATAAAGTTATCAGGAATCCATAATGACGTAAATAAATCTCTCGCTCTTAATTCTTCAGCCCCGGTATTCTTTTTAATATCAAGTAAGTCCATAATATCCTTATGCCAAGGTTCTAAGTAAATCGCCGCACTACCAGGTCTTCTACCTTGTTGATTAAAGAATCTTAAACCTTCATTTACAATTTTTAAGTATTTTAATAATCCTCCAGCAAATCCTCCTGATGAGTTAATACGACTTTCTTTACTACGAATATTAGACATACACAATCCAATACCTGCCGCATCAGATGAATAAGTTGAGATATCACTAAATGATTCTAATAACCCCTGACGAGAATCTGAATTGTTGTAATGTAATACACAAGATGCTAATTGAGGAACTTTAGTTCCCGCATTAATCATAATTGGTGTTGCTTTAGATACCAACTGATTTGACAACGACTGATAATAATCAACCGCCTCCTCAAACGTATTAGTTACCCATAGAGCAACTCTCATATACATATGTTGTGGTCTTTCAACTACTTTACCTTTTGGTGTTTTCAACAAATACATTTCTTGTAATGAACGCCAAGCGAAATAATCAAAATTATAATCGTTATCGTGGTTAATAACCGAATCTATTTTATCAGAACCATAGTTATTTATAATCTCAATTAACTTATCGTTAACAATACCTTCATCACATAAGAATTTCATAGTTTCAGAAAAACTATCTGAAGTTTCTTTATGATATGACGAAATCGCAACAGATGATGCCAATCTTGAATAATCGTGATGACTACCAGTATATGCCGCAGCAATCTCGTATATTAATTTATCTAGTTCTTTTGTTGTGACTAATCCTTCAGTTGGTACTGAAGTAATCACTTTAATGAATATTTCATCAGAATTAACGTTCAAACCTTTCGATGCTCGTTTTATTCTTTGATATATTTTTTGTGGATTAAACGCCACATCGTCTCCCTCTCTTTTAGTTATTTTTAATGACATATTTTTTATTTTTATTTATTAAAAATCATCCGTAAATGATAGTGATTCCCCAAGTTTAGCTTTTTGGTATTCCATTGTTCTTGATTCAAAAAAGTTACCTTTTGTTTCAACAGCAATTTGTTCCATAAATTTAAATGGTTGTTCAACATTGAATTCTTTTTTACAACCAAGTTTAACTAACAATCCATCAACAACAAATTCTAAATACTGTTTCATTAAATTTGAATTCATACCAATAAGTGAAACCGGTAATGACTCAGTTATAAATTCTTTCTCAATTTCCAAAGCCGATAATAAAATCTCTTTGATTCTTTTTTCAGTTGGTTTGTTCTCAATATGATTATTTAATAAATGAATTGCGAAATCACAATGTAAGTTTTCATCTTTAAAAATTAAAGAGTTAGCATTACATAATCCTTGCATAAGTCCTCTTGATTTTAACCAAAAGATTGAACAGAATGAACCTGAGAAGAAAATTCCTTCAACTGCGGCAAACGCAATTAATCTTTCTTCAAACGTAGCATTTTTAATCCAATTCAAAGCCCAATTAGCTTTTTTCTGTACTGCAGGTAATCTATCAATTGCGTGGAAACATTCGTCCTTTTCTTGTGGATTTGAAACGTAAGTATCAATTAATAATGAATACATTAACGAATGAATGTTCTCCATCATAAGTTGGAACCCGTAAAAGAATTTCGCCTCAGGGTATTGAACTTCTTTTAAGAAGTTTTCTGCTAAGTTTTCATTGACAATACCATCTGACGCGGCAAAAAATGATAATACGTTTTTAACAAAATATTTCTCATTATCTGATAAGTTTTCCCAGTCTCTAATATCATTTGATAAGTCTACTTCTTCAGCCGTCCAAAACGCAGCTTGATGTTGTTTATAATATTCCCATATATCGTTGTGTTCAATAGGAAAGATAACGAACCTGTTGGGATTTTCTACCAATATTTTTTCCATAATAATAATTTTTTTTTTAAGATTGTTTTTGTTGTTCTCTTTGTTTTCTTTTTTCCAAGAGTTCTTTTACTCTATCTCTTTTTTGTTCTTCTTTTTGTTCTTCAAATCCTAAGAATGTAACTGAACTTTCAGTATCAATCTCAATAAGTTCATTATCGAACTTACAGTTTTCAAATACAACACCATCGGAACCAATACGAGATTTAGTAATAGCAATAGTCGCCAATTTCATTTCTTTTTGTTGTAAAGTTTTAGCCACGGAAATGATAACGTGTCCAACTTGTGCTTTTTTAATAGAACCCCCCATTTGGTCTGTAGTTACAACTTCTGAAGATATCGATGAACGATTACCTTGAGTTGCCGTCCATCCAACAATGTTCAACTCGTGACACATCGCTTCAAAACCTCTCATCACAGAACCTTCACTTTTCCACTCGTCTCCAAGATTTTTGTCAGGTACAACACAATCAATATAATCCAAAAGAACCATATCAATTTTATTCCCCTCAGCAATCATCTTTCTAACTTGGTTTTTGATTTGCATCATAGTTAGAGTATCAGATGGTAATTTTTTAAGAACTAATTTGTTCGTCATAGATTCTTTAATAGCTCTAACCTTTTCCATCACTTCCTCTTTTCTATTTGACATATCATCAGGAGCAATTCCAGTCCAAAGTGTAAAATGTTTTCTTTGAATAATCTTCGGATTATCCTCAAAGAATATTTGTAATACGTTATAACCTAAGTTAAATCCGTTATTAGCAATTTTTGTCAATAATGTAGATTTACCTACACCTGTAGGTGCTAAT